CCTTAAGAGGGGCTCCGAAGAGCCCCAGTGAATTAGGCGAGCTTGAGGTGCATGTTGAATCCAGGCGCCGAGCATCCGAGCTGAGCGTAGCTGAAGCAGCGGATCTGCAAGCTATCGGCTGTTCCAGAACGCAACATTCTCAGGCCGTCTGTATCGAACAAGTTGACCGCTTTCTTCAGAGAAGCAAGCTGCCATGTGTTCAACTGGACAACGTAAGCGTCACCCTTAGGACAGTTCATATCAGGGATCACTTTAACAACACCACGTGGGCCGTTAACCATGATACCTGTGAATCCAACTGCACCTTCTGCACCAGCCTTCACGTCGATGTACTGAACCTTCGAGCCGAGGGCTTTTGTAAGGTTCGACCAGTCAGCGAAGTTCATGAACACATAGTCAGGGTTTCCGCCTTCACGGCCAACCAATGCCAATGCGTTGATGAGAGCCTCTTCGATTGGAAGTGCTGTACCGTCATAAACGAGGCCGCCCAAACGGGTAGCATCAGCCGAACGAGTCACGCCAAAGAAGGAAGCAGCCAGTTTAGAAGAACGGTTAGCGTAAGGAAGCCAAGCGTCCATGCCCTTGATAGCGAGGTCATAGTCACCAGCAACGAACACGAAGTCGTTGTTAGCGATACCACCAGCAGTGTCAGCACCAACTGTAATAACGCCGTTGATACGGTCTACGGCAGTGATGACGCATGTTCCTGCTTTTGCACCAGCTCCACCGCCGTCTGTCAAAGATGTTTGAAGAGTCATGCCAACTTCAAAGTTAACGATGTCTTCAACCACTGCGAGAGTGATCGTCTTAGCGCCGCCATCCCATGCACCAACTTTACCAACCGAGCCTGAACCCGAACGGAAGAGTTTAGTAGCGATAGAACGTCCGAGAGCGTGGAGTGCTCCGTCGATTTCCACAGTTGCCGCACGCAAGAATGCGTTAGCGTCGCCTTCAGAAGCCAAGATCACTTCGTTACTGATTTCAGCGATTGAGTAGTCGCTTGAACGTGTCAGCAAGAATGCCTTAAGTGCAGAAGTCGATGTTTGAGCGTTAGCTGTAGAGAATGTAGCCGAACGGTTTTGAGGGTTGCCGTAGATCAAAGGCATTTTCAAAACTTCACCGCCAAACTGCTCATACTTAGGTACGAGAGCCATGAACGGGTTGCTTTGATAAACGAGGTTCTCGATCTTCCAGTCAGGATAGTGCTGCTTAAGTGCAGCTGAAAAAGATACTAAGTCCAATGCCATGAGTATGTACTCCTAATTAAGTAAATTTAATTAACGATGCAGCATTTTTGAATAACTCCTGCTCCGTTGGCCGACGGGTAGTAGTCGTTATTGGCTCCGATGCTGCTTTCATGCTGTTTGTCAAAGTTGTCGTGTTTGACTCACGGGGTTTACTAACTGTCCCAGTAAACAATGACTCTTTAGGTTGCTCTGGATTCAGTCTCTTTTTGACCTTCTCAAGAGCTAAAAACTTTTCAAGGTTATTTTCGTAAAACAGTTCTACATCTTCACAAGCTTTCTCGTAACTCATGACTTTTGGCTTTTCTACTTTGTCATTGAGTTGTTGGAGATAGTCCTGCTGAATGTATTCGATAACTGTTTCTATTCCGTCATTCGCCCTGATCAATTCATACTCACCTGATTCGATTACTTTTGCAACATCTTGACGGAAGGTTTCATAGACTTGCTGCTCTTGTTTAGCGAGATCAGCTTTGCGTTGTTCCTCTTGAGCCTCTAATAGACGCTGCTTCTCAGCTTTCATCTCGTCTATATCTTTTCTCAAAAGTGCTATTTCATCAGGTGGTTGTCCTTGCTGCAGAAGGTATTGAGTGAGTTGATCATAGTCTGTTCCGAGTAGCTTGAGAGCCTCGAGAGGGTCTTCTGAGATACGGGCTTTGCGTTGGTTGAACTCGTCAATCTGTTTACGCATCTCTTCGATTTCTTGACGCTCTGCCTTCAATTGAGCCTGCATCTTTTGCTGAGCCCTTGCTTGGTGCATCAGCTTTAGAAACTTGTCTGAATACTTTGCGTCCTCTTCTGTAGTCTGCACCTCGGGAGTTTGTTCGACTTGTGTTTGCTCGGTTACTGGTGCTGCTGATTCGATAACTTCTGACATTCAAAACTCCTTACAATGTTGGCGGCAATGCACCTGCTGGTGCGCTTTGTTGCTGTGGTGCGACGGCAAGTTGTGATTCGAGTAATTGTTGAGCAGGGGCCTGTGGCATCGGCGGCTGTGTCGCTTGAGCGATCATGAGTCCACATGCGTCGATAAACTGTCTAAGCAGATCAAGCTTATCCTCTTCCATGCCTCTAACTTGAGCATCACAGTAATAGAGCTGTGCCATGCGCTGCATCTTATCAACTGGCAGGTATGGCTCTGGTGGAATATACTCGCCGTCCTCTAGCATCTTCTCGATAAGCTTCTGAACTATGCGTGTCGGTGCGACTGCAAGCCCTGTGTACTTATCGAGGTCTGGAAAGTCGAGAAGCTCTTGAGCTGTGTCTGGGTCGATCATTCCCATTTGCATCAACTCACGGACAGACTCAATGCGTGCACCGGGTTGATCAGGCAGAGCCGATGCCGGGAAGCACTGCATCACGTACTCGTCATCTTGAAGATCGATCTCACGCCAATCGATACTCTCAAGTCCATTCTTTCTGTCGAATGACTTAGATGGTACAGGCTTGCCAGCCTTAGCTAGTGCTTTTGCCTCATCAATGAACAGTTGTGCAGCGTCGAGGTGGAATTGCTGATATTGGAAGCTTGTCAGAGCGAATCTGTCAGATTGGATATCTGTCATCTCACGGAGAGCACGTCCCGAAGCGTTCGCACCGAGGATGTTCTTTGATGCAGCAGCTAGCTGTGAGATGCCCGCCACTTCATACGCTCTATTATATAGTGAGTCTAATTGTCTGAAGAGCTCGGGCGAAACAGACTGAGCAACCTGAATAGTTGGTGGTGTTCCACGGTACTTCACAATCCCGCCGATCTCGTTCGTGAGCTGATTGGTGTTTACGGAAGAGCCTTCTTCGATAAACACTCGAGGATTGGAGATAAGTCTCATTGACTGCTGAATGTGCATAGCGAGACGGTTAATCTCAATCTGAATGCCTAAGAGGTCTTCCGTGATACTTGAGCCAAAGTAGCCTACGGGCTGAACCGTGTATCTAATAGCTACAAACGGGAATCGCTCACGGGTGTACTCTTCACAAACAAGGCAGCCTGAGTCGAGTGAGATGATATGGTGTCCATCCTCGCCCTTACTATTGGGGAGTCTCCAAGCTTCGACGATCTGGACGACCTCGCTTGTGTACATTGGACCGTGACCTTGAACAGTCTGGGCCTTTTTGATGATAGCTACTTTGTCAGGGTCATCAGCAAACTTTTTAAGCAAAGACGATCTCGAGACAAATTTTCTCTGATACATACACTCTGGCTCACCGTAGTATGCATCATTGAGGTCTACTGTAATCTCGTCGGGAAAGACTCGCTCTGCACAGATCTTGCCATCCTCGGCATAGACTTTGAGAAAGCCAGTGCCGAATATTGCAGCGTCTCTCAGTACCAGCGGAGCGACCTCATGAAGCCTCGCTCCGTAGAAAGCACCCTTCATCCATTTGGTCAGTTTCTCTGCCTGCCGTTGCTTGGACCATGGAGCATTTGAGGTTAGGAACGTCGGAGCTATGCGGTCTTTGGCCATCTTTGAGATCAGAGTGTCGATAGATGACTTGATGACGTTGAGGGTGAGTCTATTCTGTCTCGCAACGCCGATATTGCCGGGTGTCGAAGAGAGAACGTAATTGGCTATCGAGAGCCCTGTGATCTCTTGATTGTTGTAGAGCCTCAGGCATCTCAGGTTGTTTTGCTGCACACCAGTCTGACTCTGATCAAGGGTCTTCAGTAGTCCAAAAAGGTATTCTGCCCGCTGCTTTTCGCTCAGATCGCTGTCGTACCACTGTTTTCCTTGGATCATGATAAGCTATCCTCGTCGATTGAAGGTATTCCGTGTAGTGAGTCGTAATCTCTAAGGCTTGAATATGACTGAATATCCGGTATGATTTTGCCAGATTGTTCCATTGGCAATGACAGAGCCAATGGTGAAAATCTGATAGTGACACCTTCCGACTCAATGTAGTCTACTCCGTGCTCACGACACACCTTTAGAATTAAAGCTAGTTTCTCAGAGTCTATCATAGCAGGAACTCCTCTCTTTTCTTGTCATCTTCAAATTGACGTTGAATCTCTTTTAACATCCTGTCTTCTTCTTGCTTGTACCAGCTGTCTGAGAAGGGCTCAGGAGCCTTGTCAGGTGTCTTTTGCAGGTAGTGATTCGACTCTCTCCAAGCGTAGAGGAAAGCGTCACAGCGGTGGTTTGCAAAGCGTGGATCTTCGATAAAGCGACCTTCCTTTTCCTCGTCCCATTGAAGTGCGCTGATTTCCTCAATGAAATTGATTTCGCTGGGCATGACTTGAACCCTGCCTGAGCGGAAGTCGTCATTCACAAGCTGTATAAACTCAGCCTTTTGAGTCTTTTCCGCAGGGAACACTGGAACGCCGTAGCGCTTCCTGAGCTCTGCAGCTATTTGCTTACCAAGGCCGCCAGTGTCGGCAACGATACGTGCAAAGGACTTGTATCGCTCTGTTAGTTCCTCAATCTTGCGGATGATGTCGCTGATGATCATTTCGCTCTTGGCATACGTTTCTACGACGTACACGGTCGGATCATCTGGACGATAGCCTACAACTACAAAGGCAGTTTCATCGTCGTATCCAAGGTCAATCCCAAGGATATAGTCGAGCTTGTTTGGTATCGCTGTGGCTATGTTGCGCTCTTTGCTGAAAGCGTAGACCTGACTATCAGTTGAAGCAACCCACTCACCAAGCCACTCACGACGATATGCTGGTGTTTCCTCTGTCCAACCACGTTCCTTCATACGCTCTGCAAGCCAGCTTTGAGCGTGAGGAATGAACGGATTGTCTAAGATAGTCCACTTGTGGATGCTGTAGGGTGAGTCCTTGGCTGTCGTAGCATCAAAGAACAGGCCTCTACATGCAGCTGAGGGTGTCCCAATCATTGCAAGCGTGCCGTTGTAGTCGATGAGTGCTGGTTCTATCACCTCCTCGACCATTTCCCTGAAGTGACTACGGAATGAAGCACACTCATCGAGCACAACCAACGGAAACTTCTGACCACGAAACACCTCTGCCGTAGCTTCGTCGTTAGCCCCAGCGAGCACGATGTCAGAGCCGTTACTGAGCGTTATGCGTAACTCTGTGAGGTTTACTTGTGGATTGTATGGCCTTGTCAGGTCTAACAGGG